TTTGCCTTTTTTAATTCTCTAATTATCATCTTAGAGTAACTCTTTCTTGCCTCTTTAAATCGTCTTCTTTTTTCTAGTTCTTGAGCAGCAGCTTTACCCATCTCTCTAAGCATTGCAAAGGATTCGGAAGATAAGTCCTCTGCTCCTTCTAAGTCTAACCCGCCTTGTTCTTTAGACGATATATCCGCTAAAGCTTGTAAGTCTTTTAGTGAGACTTTATCTAGCTTTAAACTATTTAAAGCAAAGTCAGTGAGTAGAATATCTAAGTCACCGCCTTCATCTAGAATTTTAGTTATCTCTTTAGCTCTATCCGGCCATAGCGTTTTGGCCACAGTCTCAGGGTCTTTACCTCTCTCAGTCCAAAACTCTTTAAACTTACGAGATTCAAAATGTACGGTACTGCTATTTTCTTCAATGTTTTCAACATATTGTTTAATAAGCTCCCGATTTTGGGCTGCGTCTTTACCCGAGTGTACTGCATCTAAGGTTGTCTTAACTGCAGTATTGTGTGCCTTAGCCTCATCTACTTCTTGTAATTGTAAGTTATGTTTCTTATACCCTCTAAAGATAGCTGCTTTAGTTATCTCAACGGCTGGCAGGTCTTTTATTGCTTTACCTCCGGCTAACGCCAAAGGTACTGCCCAACCAGTGTAAAAGGAAACAATAAACTCTGAAGCTAATTCCCCTGCTTTAACGTCTTCTAATTCTAGACGACGACCGTAAGCTCGCATGAACTCGCCACCTGCTTCACCTCCAGACAATACCGAGTGAGCAAGGAAGGCTTTTTGAAGTGCGATACTTCCAAACTTCATAACTTCAGGGACTATTTTGGTAAAGTCTTTTTCGTCAATAACTACATCTAAAGCCGCCCTAGACATTAAAGTCTTCTTTGCCATACCGTCTAGCGCAAGTTTAGCTCCTACTAATTCAAGGATAGTTTCGGTTATTGCACCAAAAGCAGTAGACCTCCCCGATTTAAGGAGTAGGTCATCTCGAACCTCATCGTTATAGATTAGGTCGACTATCTCATCTACCGTCATTTTGTCTTGCTTTATACCTTGCATATCCATGATAGTAGTAAGTTCTTGGCCTCCTTCTAGTAACATCCTCATATGTAGAGACATAGCAAGATAACCAGGCAGACCTAAACCCAGACCTGCGACTAGGCCCATACCTAAGGGTACGACCTCCTCTATACTACTTTCTGCTTTAATAGCCACTGTCGACTTATAGTCTGAACCATATAAAGCAAATTGATCTTTGACCGCTCTACCTGTCTCATAAGTTGACTCAAGAAAATCCGAAACTGTAGGGACTACATCTTTTCTAGGTACCTTACTTATAGCTCCTGTTAAGTCATATAGTCGTTGCTCGTCGAATATCTCATGGACTCTAACTAAGTTGTTCCATAGTTGGGACCATTTATTGTTGGTAAGCTTTTCAGAAACAGCTACCTGTTTTTTAAATTTTTGTATTCTAGGGGGTAGCTCGGCTTGTAGCGTGTGCATCCTCTTTAAAGATTGCTTAGAGAACTCCACTATCTGCCTAACTTTTTCCCTACCTAATACATCCCTACCCGCCATAGCAGCGAGCAAGAAAGTACCGTTACCTACTCGGTTAGCATTTATAGTTAGACCTTTAGTGATTACATCTAAATACGTTAGGTCGTCGTCTGTTAGACTAGAACCCTTTACCGCATCAGATATAGCAGCAAATGTTTTTTGCTTTCCTTTAACTTTAGCTGCCATCTCAGGAGTATTAAATATTCGAGCCTCTGGGTACGTCTTAGTAAAATCTAGATGGGTATTTACTTCGGATTGTTTTTTAAATTGCATTATATCCGAGGCAATAACTTCTCTAGGTATATTAGGGTTTTCTTTTACTAACCTATCAAGCTCGGGGTCGTCGTTAATATCGAACCCTTGGTGTACATTGTGTGCTACCTTAGCATCCTCTAATGTATTCAAGGTGCTTCTACCTTGGATGATCTCGTCGATAGTCTGGACGGCATCAGGACCAATAGGTTCTTCAACCTGGGCAGGTTCCCGGTGATCAAAGGTAGGTATCTGTGAGTCTACTTGTGGGTGGGCCAGTTCTGGGTCTGGCTCCTCATCTTCGAATACTTCACTCGCTGGGGGTAGTGCTTGAACGTACTCTCCGATAGTCTCTTCCATGTCAGTCAGGTCTTCATCAAATGGCATACTATTTCTCGCTCTCTTGTATCTTCTTGCGTTTGTAGATTAAATAAGCGTCTACTTCTTCTTGTCTATTATATATTTTTTTATCTGCTCTTAGTCTCTCCCTATATATCTGCTGAAACTCTAAAGGCACAGTAACGTGTAGTGAGGGTCTTTCTTCAGTAGGTATAGTAAAAGCAAAAGGGTAACTAGGTCCAATTAACCTACTCCAAAAACCCCTTTCTTGAGGTACATTTACAGGCTTCATCATCTCATTATAGACAGCATCTAACCCATCGACACCTAGTACTTTCTTCTCTCGAATGGTTCTACGTTGGGCTTCCTCTACTAACCTACTAGTTAACACTTTCAACTCTGGACCACCTGCAATACCTAACGACATTAACTTAGTCGTAAAATAGCCTTTATAGTCTCGACCTACCTTACTGAACTCAGGTAGCTCATTAGGGTTTTCTTTGGCTTTTCTCTGCAGGTCTAAATATTTTGTGTACATTGCAGGAGACAGATTTAAAAGCTCTAGAGTTAAATCATAATCCAGTATAGCTTGAGGGTCATCTCCGTAAAATACCTCATCGATTCTAGCTACCGCTAACGCATTAGTTAGAGGAGGTTTACGGTCCGCAATCTTGGCATTATACGCTTTAATTATTCTTTGTCTTTGAGGAGTTAAAAAAGCAATCCTCTGTTCAATATTGGCCAAACCGTTAGCAGTGTCTATTATCTGCCTAACGTCGTTGAATTGTCCTGTTTGAGCCTCTTTAGTCTCAAGCTCGTCTATTTTAAATAAAGCTTGAAATTGTTGTTTAGCTCTCTGTTTTACTTCATGGTCTTCTTTAGAAGAGTCTATCTGCTTTAACCCCGCAGATTTACTTTTCTTACGCTTAGTTGTGTCAAAGGCTTCACGACCTAGAGCTTCACCCATAACGTCGACACGTTTAGCATCAGCCAGTTTAACCAACCTCTCTCGAGTAGTCTTAAATCTATCAGGGTCTAGAAGGATATTATCTTGCTTTATAAAATCTAGAAACGCTACGCCTTGAGAAGGCTTGTTGGCATCTATATAACTATTAGCAGTAGCTACTGCAGCATCTGTATTGTAATCTCTAACAAGTACAGTTTTCTCCTCGTCGGTCATACCGCCTTTACCCTCAGCATAGTTTTCAGTGAGAGAGGCAGTAGAAAGAATCTCACCATAGTAAGGGTGGCTTCTACTTAAAGGTGCTGCTCCTGCAGTTTGTAAGTAATCTGTACTTCTTTTCTTTGCTGCGGCATAGTTAGTATCTAAGGCTTTATTTTTTGAATCAACTAAAGTCCCACTCAGGGTAGTGAATAACGAAGCCCTATCAGCTATTTGATTCTCAGTTAGTTTGGCCTTAGCTTCAGGACTGTAGGTATCTAGTATGGCATTTGAAGAGTTTTCATCGTATTGATTTATAGCTTCTTTAATAAAAGAAGGCTGCAATGTTTGCCCTCTTTCCTTAGCTTCTCGAGCTAGTCTATCTTTTTCAACAGTCATAGCCGCCTTACCTTGGGCTATATCTATTCCATCTTTTAAGTTCTTAGCTTTTTGCTGTAGTTTTTGACGTGCCTTTAATACTTCTTTAGCTCTAGCATCCATCCTCTTTTGGTGGAAATCCCCTATAGTAGTGGCTGTTTGCGCCAAGGTACCTATAGCCTCTACCGAACCCGCACCCGCAACAGGTGCTTTATTACTAGTCCTAGCGGAAAAAGTATCTATTCTTTGTTGTCTTTCATTTAAAGGTATAGTTGGCATTTAAACCCCGTTACTCCACAAAAGGAACTAATCTGCGAGGGCGTATGCTCCCGCCACTAAATCTATTAGTTTCGTTTCGCCCTGTTATATGTCCTATATTAGACCTCTCAGGTAAGTCACCTATTTTATTATTACTAGTAGCCGAAGAGAATTTACCGCGAATTGCAGCCCCCGCGCTATTTATTGATTGATTTACATAGTTCAAAGCGGAAGGGTTATTGTGAAAATACGTCCCTACTCTCGATACACCTTGAGCTATATTTGAGATACCTTGTGCCATGCTTGCAACTCTAGCTTGCCTACCTTTTTCGGCTCCGGCAAGTCTCGTAAAGTCAGCTTGGAGAAGCATACTGTTTTGAGCTACTTGTAGCTCTAGATCGTCCGTCAAAGCATTTGCTTCTAGTATGACCATATCTTCATCACTTAGCTGTTGTGTGCTTTCTTGTATATCTAGGAAAGTATCGGAAGATAATTCAACGCCCTGTGCTGCGGCGATAGATCGCTGTGCGCCTTTAAGTTGTCTATTCTTGCGCTGTAGTAATTTCTTATCGTCCCTAAGTCTATCTTGTATTGTAAGCCTAGATAATCCTAGAAGGCTGGCGTTATTTTCAAACTGTCTTGCTTCTGTTTCAGCTTGAAGTCTTATAGCCCTATCGGTATTAGAACCCTCCACAAACTGAAGGACACCTGCACCTGCTTGAATACCACCACCTATTGCACCTGCTGAACTCATATTACCTCCTACTCAAGGGTATATCCCCCGAGGGATGGATAGCCGAGATAGACATAGGAACCGGGTCGATTTGCCTCACCAGTATTCTTCCATTATTGTTCCATTCTCCTCGAATAGTTATCTCTATATTGTCTGTCTCTAAATCTGGAGTAGCTCCCATGTCTTCACACTCTCGAGGTTTATGTTCCTCAAGCCCGTCCGTCGCGTCTGTACCTGTAGGTGCGGAAGCTCCAACCCATACACCTCTAGTCTCTTCTACTGCTAAAGTGACTTGAGTTATATTCTTTTTCTTATCGGCTAAAGTTTGCTCTCGAGTAGAAAACGTATCAATATCTAGAGTCTCTATATCTGAAATAAAAGGAAGCCCTATATGTACTTTGACCTTTGGCTTCGGGATAGTGACCTGACCGCCTGTAACCGTAAGGACCGAATACTCTGGATTATTTGGACTAGCGATAACTTCTCCATCTGCAAATATGGAAACGTCTTTACCTTCTAGATGAGTTAGATTACTAAATTCATCTACCGCTTTACCCCATGTAGCTGTAGGAGTGGCTTGCAGTGAAGCGGGTACTGTCTTGTTTGGGAAACCTTGGACTACTGTGTTGCTAGTGAAACTAGTGATTTTAAACTTCAACCCGTCAAAGTGAATCTCATTCCCCACATCTCCTGATACAAAGAAAGAAGTACTAGCTGTCAAAGTTAGTAAATCAGTAGGCTCCCAAGTAGGACCGCCCGTAATCTCCATAGTTGTAGCAGTGGTATTCGTGCCATCGAAAGATAAAGAGGAATCCATGATCTTTAAGTCCTCAATATCTTTTACTAGTCTAGAGCTAAATCGCTCTATATATCTTTTTTCTGTTCCATTAATAGTTCTCTTAACGATGAAGTAAGGAACGTCTTCATTACCTTCTGGTACGACCGTTACGCTTTCTACGGTGCCGCCTAAGTCGTGACGGTGCCAGGCCAGTATGTTTTGATCTTTTAGAAACGTCATACCTAAAAGAGTTCCGTCGCTTCTTACTACCCATAGAATTGAATGGAAAATCTGCTGATAGTCCCAATCTACTAAAGTGAATTTGTCGAATAGGTGGTTAGAAAAGACGGTAAGATCATTGCCTCTATAGTTGTCGGATTGAAAATCATACGTTAGGTTCCTTAGTATTGAGCCACGGGCTTGCTGATAGACTGCATCCCCATCAATCATTATAGGCCGTAATTTACCTGAACCGTTATAAGAATATTGTTTTGTATTTAAAGTCGTCGGAGTAATTACCCCGCCATCTCCACCGTCCAAAGACCACTCTCCACCTTCAGTCAATACAACTAAACGCCCAAGGTCTACAAGGTGTCTAACACTATTTACTTCTCTCCCTGCTGTATTAAAGGTAATAGAATCATCCGCTTGAGTAGGGATACTAGTACTAAAATTAGTGAAGTCTCCTGTGCGAGACATAAAAACTTTTTCAGGGTCGTTGTTTGTATTAGCGAAGGTAAGTCGTTGTTGAATATAAGTAACTGCAGAAGGTCGGTTATCGGTACCTAGAAAGATGTGTCTAGGTTTAGGAGGTTGGGTACTGGTGTCAATAGTAGCCCCAATATCATTAAAGAAAGTTTGAGTAGTTATTCCAATTAACCCTGGAACTCCTTCATCATCTATCTTGTAAATATTATATTCCCTAGCTCCTGGGGCTGCTAACCATTGTACTTTAATTGGGGAACTAGAAGTAGGAGTAGGGAACGCTGTACGCCTATAAAACATAACGGCTGAAGTTCCAGTACCTACTAGTGGGCCAATACCTGTAGTATCCACACCAAGCATATCGAAAGTAGTAGTGCCGCCAATCGATACATTTTCTATTTGTACTGTACGTCCAGCTAATTCTTCCATACCTACTAAACCGTTTAGGTTTATATAGTCGCCATCAACAAGTGGCTGAGTGTAGTTATCTACATTTACTTGTCCTGGGTCTGCTTGGGTTATAGAGTTTACAGTTTTAATACCGTCAGCACCGAAACCGGGTAAAGACTCCTGGCCGGAGTCGTCTGATATGGCCGTAACTATATAAGTAAAAGTATTACTACCTCCTGAATTAGGAGCAGCTATAACTCCTGCAGGAGGTACAGAATCAGGTATGAGATTGAAGTCGGATAACTGCCAAGAAACATGAGACAATCGCCTCAATTCTTTAATAGGATAATCAGGGTGTACCAATGTCATAACATCGGCAGACTGAACAAAATTTATTTCAAACAAATCTGTTTGGTCGTAAGGGCTTGCAATCTCTAAAACTGCAGGATCAGTAGGCGAAGCCCCATAACTATAAACCCGGATATACTCATGCCCAAACTCTAAAGCATAGGATTGAGTGTCGCTAAATCTAAAAGGGAATAGCCTTACCTGCTCATTAGAGTTCTTCACCTCAGCAACGAACTCGGTACCAGGGCGATTAGATGCACCACCTTGTCTGTGTACGAACATATTTTTACAAGTCCTAAGACCTGATGCATATTTAGTTAAGTCGGTTCTGGCATAGAAAGAAGGAGAAATTTCTCCTGATGAAAAAGTTCTCTGTGATACCGCTGTCAAGTTTACTCCCCGTAAAGAGTAGAAGCTTTACTATCTTGCTGACTTTCTTCACCTTTTAAAACCATTTCGGTTATTTGAAGTTCTAATCTAAAGTCGTTAGGGTCGCGGTCGTCTGCACCGCCACTTACTTCAACTACTTCGACTTTGGCCAACATAGTAAATTTATCTTTTAGACCTGGAGCTTTAAGAAAACCTAATTTCTCTAGCTGCTCAGGCATTATATTTATTCTAAGTCCTGGTGGATAAGTAGGTACGTCTGGTTTAGGAGTGACAAAGTGTTTTTGTTCTTCTCCGCTTACTCTCATATCTGCCATACTAACCTCTCGTCCTTATAAACTCTGAGTCGGAGCGATTACCTCGCCTCTCCTCATTCATGTTGTTTCGAGTGCCGCTACCTAGTTCCATTTTATATTGAGTTAGCATATCTGCTTTAGCCTTGAATGGGTCGCCGCCTGTAATTCTAGGAGCGATATAGTAGGCCAATTGAAAACTCAAAGCTAAAGTAAATCTAGGGGTATATAAATCGACGTTATCCACATCGAAAGTATATTGCACTCTCGCTTCTGATCTATCAGTATAGATCAACTTCCCCGAGGAATCACTACCAATTACAAAAGGTACGACAGAATCTAGTGTGTCGCATTGTTGCCCTGACACGATACGTCTAATAGTTAGAGCATCGGTAGGGTATCGGTAGCTATAGCCCCACTCGTCTAGTGGGTTTTCTTCTATTAAGTTCAGGGTTGCTTCTTTCCAAGCAAAGGACCAATCGTGGTCCTTAAGTGCTGCGTTCTTCGCTGTTTCAAAGAAAACTCTACAAGCCTGTGCTTCTTGAGATTTATCGGTGTCTAGATTTGTAATCGTTTTACCGATACCTAGATGGCTTATTGCCATGTTAGCTATCTCAGTCTTACTGGCCATTAGTGTACCCCTACAATACCTGTAGCTGTGGTAGATGTAGCAAAAACTTTAACCGCTGCAATAGGGTAAATAACCCCCACCGCCGAACAAGTTATAGTAACGTCACTACCCGCAGGAGTCTCTATCCTTACATCCCCCGCAACCGTCACACAAAAACCGCTGATAGGTTTAGGTAAATCTACCGTGTCGTTAGGTGTAATAGCTGTAGCGTCTAAGTAGGTACCGGATGCGAAATGGTAATTTACTTTATTAGTCATTTTTACCTCTAAAAAAGAGAGGGCCGAAGCCCCCTCTCGTTAAATTACTGATTGGTTCTGATCGACCGATGGTCCCGCATCTTCAACCTTTTGCACTTTCTTAGTCGTCTTCTTCTTTGTAGTTTTCTTAGGTGCAGGAGCTTGCCCCGCCTCTAACTTCTCCATAGAAGACTTTGCAAAATGCTTGGCATCTTTGAGATGGAACACTTGTCCTTCTCGATACCTTCGGTCGTTATAGAACACCATCGTCGTAGCTTTAACCTTCATCTAAACTCCTTAAGAAATAGTGATGTTGTCTGGGTAAACAAAATCATTCTGTAGCATTGATTGAGGAATCAAAAACGCTGTAACTGTAACACTAGGAGTTGTTCCACCTAGAGTAAAGTTAAGCCTAAAGAATTGACCCTCACCAGTACCACCACCAACAACTAGAGAATCAATCTCTACTGGAGGTACAGGGAGTGCAAACTTAGAACCTGCAGCAGCCCCTCTAGGAAGAGAGAAAGAAGATAGAGTAGTAGCAGAACCAAAGGCATCTGTACTATCTGCTTCTAGGGCAACAGAATAAGTTTCATCAGCGTCAGCGTCATCAGCAGCAGCATCGAGAACGACAGCTACAACCATTGGCTCACCAACTCCGACGTTACGGTCAGACCCAAAGTCAACCGTATTAGTAGATGCACCAGAAGCTGTTAAAGCTTGGGCATCAGAAAATTGTAGAAATGCATCAACGTACATCTTATACTCCTTTTAATTAAGATACTTGTGATTCAGTTTCAGTCAAAGCATCAGTTGTTCTAATTGGAACTCCTCTGAAATGTGGTACTAATTTCCCATCAACTTCAGCATAAGTCATTCCACCAGATTTAACATCACCTCTTCGCTCAATATCAAGATACTGAATACATGATCTGTTCATGTAGAAAGCAGCTTTCCCGCCATTAAGATTAGGGATTCTGTGCATTGCTTTGATCATAAGATCGATAAGATCAGGACCAGAACCTGCAGCAAGATCAGCTACCTTAATGTTAGGGATACGCACCGCATAACGCCAGTCTTTAAGGGCAATACCACATTTCCAAGTGAAATGATCTTGGTAAGCTCTAAGTCTGTTACCTGCGATACCTGCAGTAGCCTCGATAGTTACAAGCCCTAAATCTTCATGTTGAAGACCCGCTTGAGAACCTTTCGGATAAATACCACAAACACTATTTTGACCCCATACTACAAGCCAGATTGAAGACTTATCAGCAGCAGCGTCACCGCCAGCATCAACAATGTTTTGAGCATTGTCAGCAGAAAGAGAAGAATAACGAGGTGCAAGACCTGTGAACTCTTCTGGAGCTACACCACTATTTCCGTAGAAAAGTGTTGAAGCTTTTTCCTGAGACATAGCTTCGATGAAAGATGAAGCCTCTGAAAGACGGAATGAACCGACGTTTCCGTTAAGCTCTGCAACTTCCTTGTCAACTTCAGACCATGCTTCCATGATACCGCATTGCTCATCAATTTGAGCAGTTGTTGACTTACTAGGCTGAACACCTTGGTTCAACAGTCTCCAGGCAACAGTTGGTAGTCCGGTACGAACTGTAGTTCTGTGTCCTGTAGGTAAGTTACCTTCGATAAAAAGCATATCATCAAGGATTTCGTTTGATTGAGATAACATCTCGACGATCATTGGCGTCTTCCCATCTGGGTCGAGTCGCTTCGCGTGATCGGCAAGAGTCAATGCATTACTTTGCAATGTAGCCATGGTTTAACTCCTATTTAGTTACCATAAAAAACTTGTTCAGGCGTTTTAGCTACGGAGCTTCTCTTTCCTAGTGCTAGAGATTCGTCAGTAAAGACGCCTCCAACATCGGCAAGAAACTTCACAACTTCGGGATTATCGCCGTAACCCGTAGATTCTAGAAGTTCAATAAGTCCATCAGATGCAAAAGTCTTTACGAGTTTTCGCGCCTTCTGCTTAGTGGCTTCTAGGTTATCCCCTCCATATTCGGGGCTTTCGATTACTTCTTTTCTCCATTCGGCCAACTGCTTATCAGCTTCGGCTTGTTGAGCTTCGACGTAATCTGCCAAGACTTGTTCGTGAAACTTTAAAACTTCAGTAGCCTGGTCATTATTGAGTTTATGCTTTTCAGCAAACTCTTTAACTTCAGTCAAAGAAGTTTCGCCCAATAGGCTGT